CCATCTTCACCTCTTAAAACTATCATTGAGAGAATCTACCACGCTGTCAATGTTTGGCGGGTCACCCCCTGGATCATATTTACACTGATACTCCACAGGGCATTGTCCCTCTACAACAAGAGTATAAGTGTCATTTGCTCCTTTGTATAGACAAACTTGCTGTCCGTTTTTAGCCTTTTTTCTTTTATAGCGTCTGCAAGTAATGTATTTAGGGTCTTCTCGAACTCCAAGACGCTTCTCTTGCTCCCATGTCCAGTCACTAAACTTTTTCAAAAAACATGTGTAGCAGTTCTTAATATTATCGGATTGTGCTAAATATATCACGTTTCCGTCAGTGCAAAGCCATTCAAAAGTTTCTTGACCGCCCTCTTTACGGACGCATTTATCCGAACCACCCTCTGTCGAGTCCCATGAGGGAGTAGATGAAAAGACCAAGAACAGCCAAGCCAACAGTGAGCACAACAACAAGTGCCACAATCCCAATAACTTTCTCTCTAAATATCTTTTTGTCATATATCTCTTGTTGCCTTCTCTTGCGTATCTGACCTTCCATCCTCAGCAATTCATCCCATGCAGCTGTTCCATGCGTAAATTTTATAAACTGCTGTAGCTCGTATCGTTGTTCTTCTAACTTCTTCTTTGCTGCAAACGCCTCTATAGCCTCGCTCTCCACGCTTCCTCCACCAAAAACCTTACGGATCATTGTAGGATTCTTGGCAGACTTATGTGCTGCGTCTACATCACTAACCGCTCCCATCCATCGAGAGAGGTCTTGACTCATACTTTCTAGATCACGTCCCGCTTGAAAGGCACGTTTAATCCCGGCAAAAGCCGTGGATGCCGTGCTAACGGCAGCCGTGATCGTAATAGGATCGAACATTTTAGCCTCTACGTTGTGCCGACTGTCTCTGTACGTCTATACGTTCTCTATTTACTTCGTTTCGGTTTTCAGCGACTTCTTCTTGCAATTCTAATCTTGCGGAGTCGGTGGCAGCTTTCTGTTGCAGTTTCATCTGCTCAAGCTGTATTTTTGCCTGGTCTAGTGCAGCATCACTCTTCGCCTGCTGTTCGCGGATAGCCAGTTCTTGCATTCGTATTTTTACGAGTGGGTCTTCTTGCACCTGTTGTGGTGGAGCAACGGCAGCCATTACTTCTTGCATTAGCTGTACTTCTATTTGAGCGACCCTCTCCTCGATTGAAGCGGGATCGTTACTCTGAGCCTCTAGTTCGCTCATGAATACTTGTCCAGTGACGGGATCAACTTGACCCTCTTGCACTCCTTGTTGTAATCCTTGTGCAGCCTCGTTCACCTCTTTTTCTACTTGTGCTCTTGCTTTATACGCTATGTGTTCTTGTAGGTGAGCGTAAAATGTACCCATCACTGTTGGTGATGTGGCAACAAGAGGTGTTCGCATAAACGTCGTATGCACGAGAATATGAGCATCGTGACTTTGCTCTGGAAATACTTGTAATAACTGACCACTAAGTGCCCTAGCGTTCTCTATAGCGGGGTCAGTTGGTTGTGGCTGTGCAGGTGGAGGCAGTATCTCGTCGATGTTTTGAATCTCTAAGGCTTGATACATTCTCTTATACGCTGCATTTAAATCGTGCATCTGAGGATTAGATTGAGCTAGTTGTAGCTGTGTCTGAGCTAATGTGACTCTCTGAGCCATAGAAAAGATGTTTGGGTCGCTGACGGGCAGAATATCGACCCTAGCGTCAAAGTCTGTTGCTTTTACTTGCTGTTGTGCCCCTGCGACCTCATACGGATAGAGGGGAGGAAGATTTTCCGCAAATATGGTAGAAAGCAGTCTGAGTTCTGTTTTCTGTGCATAGTGAAGCCTTTTATGAATTGCTGACATGACCTTCATACCACGTTCTAACAGAGCTACAGTCGTGCCCACAGGAGCATTCTGTTGCCCTCCTTCACCTATCTTGGCATCGGCAATAGATACAAAACGTCTACCGCTTTCAATCAATGACCCTAAAAGACTCGCTAATGTGCCAGAGGGTTCCTTATAAGGTAGAGGGATAATAGCATCACGGATATTGCCACCAGGGGCATCTATATCTCTAAACTCGCCCGGCTGTAGTGGTTCATCGTCATTTCGTACTCGCACACCTCGTGCTTTAAATCCTGCGGGTAGATTAGCCAATGTTCCTGCATCAATGAGTTGTCTAAGGATACTTGTAGCTGCTCGACCTAACCCACCCAACATATGTATAAGTCCAGAGCCGTAGAACCCTAGACCAGGTAAAAACTTATAATGAACGAAAAACTGCTTCTTTCTCTTCAAAGGATCATTTTCTGCATAGTTACGACGTATAGCTAATATCTCTCCGCTATCCTTATGAAGCGTCACAATATACGGTAATTTAATTCCAGTAGGCTCTCCATCGGGTGCTCGATCTTCAAAACCCTCAATATCAAGATCAGCATGAAATTCTAGTATTGTATGTGTGTCCTCAGAATAATTCTTAGACAACCCCTCAATCTCGTTTACTTTTTCTTTGACAACATCAGGTTCTTCCTCTCCAGAACTCAACTCAACATCCATATAAATGCCACCAACCTGCATTTTACGCAGTTCGTTCTCATTCATGCGTAAAACGTGCGTTACTCGTGGTGCTGTCTGCACATCACTTGCTGAATACGGTACAACCAGATCTTGAGCAGGTATAAACTTGGATACGGCTCGTTGCCTTGTTGGATCAAAGTAAACCTTCTTAAATGTAGAACCCGATAACGGTAAATAAAAGAGCATCTGATCCGTATCGGGATCGAACTCCTCCATAACTTCCGTAATCTGATAGTTCATAAATTCTTTTATTCGGGCAGCTTGTGCCTCTCTTTCGGGCGTTTCTGCCCCTATAATCTGTGTGCGAACAGGCCCACCAGACGGTAATAGCTCTTTATACGACTGTGATTGAAACTGTGTAACGGACTCTGAAATAAGTGGATGTGTTACCCCACTCGCTCCCTCAAAAGGCTCGGTTCTATCGTCATACTGCATTCCAAGCAAGTCTAAACCTTTTGTGTAGGTGTTCTCCCATTCAGATCGAGAGTCGTGATCCTCATCAAATAAAGCTCGTAGATCGGAGGACAATTCTCCAAGCGTTGCCTCATCAAGAGCTTCCGCTATGTTTGCATCGTGATCATACGGTTCAGCCATAACTTCCACATCTTGCTGATCCATAAGAGCTTGAACAATGGCACCGCCTTGTCCGTCGTCTATAACCTCGGCACCACCCTCGAACTCCTGCGGTGTATCAACAGCTATCTCTACTGTTGCTGCATCCGCTTCCACTTCTGGATTAATACCAGAATCGACTAACGCTGCTAGAGGTGTTCGCTCTTCTGCCACTAAAAGATCCTCGTTTTTCTAGGTTTGTATACAGATTCTCCCGTCGTCATATTCATAGATAAAGATCCGCTCATACTAGGATCTACTTTTGTTTTCACCGTGTATTCTCTTTTTTTTGGAGCAACACTCACCATCGTTTTTCCTCCACTCGTGGTAGTAGAAGGGTTGTCTATCATCCCCACCATGCTTTTCATATTGTTTATGGCTTTTTGAATCGCAGCTTTAGCAATAGCTTTTTCATTGCTCATTAGAATATCCCCTTAAAGTTATATCCTGCTTGTCCACGGCTCACGTCTATTAGATCCCCGTCTTTGTACTTAATCATACCACCGTCTTCTTTTCTCTTTATGTCTTTTTTTAGCTTATTCATAAGTTCTGCTAAAGGCTTGGGTAGTTCCTTAATGGTCTTGTTTTTTATTATGGGTCTACCAGTAGAAGGATCTATCTTTATCTCAACCATCAATAGGCTCCTTTAAAATTAGATGTAGTGTTACCTACCATACCTCCGTCTTTCATGCCTTTTTCTGCATCTACCTTTTTGATGGCTTCCATCAAGCCACCGTCTTTGTTCTTACTAACAATTAACTTCTTGAGTTCTTGTTGAAGCTCTTTGTTGTTTCTTTCATTGACGGTATTCATGTTTTCCACAACATCAAGACCTACTTTTTTCATCTTTCGTCTGAGCTTTTCTTTCTGAATCCCTTCTCCCACTTCTGGAAAAGTAGGGCCTGCTACTTCTTGACTTTCTTTCTTGCTCATCTCGCTCTCTCCATATTCGTTGTATGTCTAATAAAGTTTCTGCATGTTTCTGCG